CAATAAAGGCACGGAAGATGAGTTCTTTTTCTTCCATGGTGCCCGCACGCACTACAGCATTGATAAGTGGCGCGATATACCAAGCAATTGAGGTTGGATTGACTTTGCCTTTCATTGAAAACGCTTGATGCTTAATGAAATAATACAATCCATAATTTTGAATATCATTAAAACCTTTATGCCAAATGGCTTGGTTTTCTATTGACAAACCGCTCATTACATCGGCACAGATACCAAGTGCGGCTAAATCTAAAAATCTATCTGCGGCACCAGGGGTGCTATAAAAGTCGTCAAGTATTCGGCAACATTGGTAAGCCATGCCCGCACCCGATAAGGCTTTATTGCGGTATTTAGGTGATGCCTGGTTGTTTGACAAAAAGCAATTTTTAGGGAAATAAGCATCAGCCGCGATTTCGTGGTGGTCAAGTACAATAACTGGGATTTGGAGCTGCTCAATAAAATGTCCGTCCTGGCTACCTGCATCGGGCACTATAATTAAATCGTAATTCTTTTGTGCCATCAGTTCCCACATATCTTCAAGGCCATGCTGTTTGCCTTCATGGAGATAATGGTCGATTTGAATTGAAGGATTGCGCTCTTTAATGTAATTAATTAAAATTGCGGAAGAAGTGAAACCGTCAACGTCACAGTCAACTAGTATCGCCATTTTGGCATTACCATTAATACCAAGATAAAGCCACTTGGCGCATTCTTCCATTCCATCTAGGTCGTAGGGTGATTGTATATTATCATACGAAAAAGAGAGGAAGGAGTTAATATCTTCTACTCCTCTGGCCTTTAAAATAGCCTCCGTATAATTATAACAATCCTTTATCAAAGGGTTTACTTTATATTTCAACTTATTACCACTCTCTTTCTCATAAGATGTTCAAAAATTTCGCGGCCATAGTCTACCGGTGCCGCTTTATATTCTAGTATGTGTTGGAAATCATATATAAAAGAGAAATTAAAATAGTTTTGATATGAGCGGCATGTATCAAATAGTTGATAGAAGTATTTTGATTGTTCATCTTCATTCATGCGGTCATAACATATTACTATATTACGAACTCCCAAAGATTGCAGCAAACTTAATTGTATTTTGTTTATTTTGTTGCCGCAAGTGGCAACTGCGAGACTTTCATTCCCATACCAACCGTCGCACAGGATAACACTTTTTTCTCCTTCAAAAAGCCATGCAGTTTTAGTTTCTTCTATTGCCGCACGATTATAGTATAATCCATATAAATTACAACTCAAAGGATGAGAATATATTTTCCCCTCTATGCGGGCAGGCATATATTTACCTAATTCAATATCCTCTGGCCGCAAGTTACGAACTCTAATACCAACTAAGACTCCATTAATATCCAAATGAGGGATAATAATTTGCTCTTTGGCTATAGAATAACGGATTAAATATTTATCCATTGATTGCGGCTGGAGTCCATCTCTTAACCATTCTATTGGTTTATAAGTAGAAAAGCAATTCAATACCTTAGGGTCATATTCAGGTAACTCTATTTCAGTTTTATTCTTTTTATACTTTTCTAGTATTGATGTATAACATTGATCGGCATCTGTAAGGAATACATTTACTTTAGAATTGTTTTGTATGATAGAAATGACATTATAAAAATCGTCATTCAAACCCCTATTATGCAAAATCTTTTTTACAAGTTCATAAATATCAAAAGACGACTGACATTCTGTATAACAATGGAAAAGTTTTGTATTATCGTAATAATACAATTTCATACTTGCTTCTTCAATAGAAGTATTATGACAAATGGTAGGGAAAATTAAAATGTCACCTTTTTCTTCAAAAGGAATAGGTTTAAAGAAGGCTTGGAGTATATTAACAATATCTTGTGTATCTAGTTCATTTTTAATCTTATCTAAATCCATTTTTAAAATTCCCTATTATTACTTTGCACTTCAATACATCCATCCACAAACGGTGTAAAATCCGTAATTGGATTATAATATCCATCTGTGATGAACAAATCTTTAATTCTACAAGTACCTAAATCTACTATACTCCAAATTTTAACATTTTTATATGCACCTCGCCGCACTTTGTAAACATCTGTTACATAGTTCGGCATTGGATAACCTTTTTCTCTACTTACACTTTCAATAATTGCCCGCTCTTCGGGATTTATCCAAAGTGAAATTACACCAATATCGGCCTTATCCGCGATTCCTTTTGAATTTCGTAAGAATCTTTGATCTCTTATGCCTTTCTTTTGGTCTACTTCACCACTTAACTGAGTAGAACTCATAATAAAAATATTAAGTTCCGCGGCCAAGTCCTTTAATGCGGTTGAGAGTAACGTTAATACTACATCCTCTCGAATCCCTGCGCCTTTAAATTCATTAAAAAGACTTGGACTTGAAAAGATATAGTCATAAAATACATTTTCTACTTTATTTACAAAAACTTGCTGCCTTACACAAGCTTCAATAGAAGTAATAGATGGGTCTGCTATTTGCTTTAAAATTAACATTCCCTTATTACGTTCTATTATTTTAATTGCTCTGTCTACTCGCTTTTCTTCTTCTGCCGTATACTTGTTTTCAAGTATAATAGCTTCATTAACTCCGCTAACCCATGATAATACCATAGTTTGGATTTCATCGACAGTTAACTCCGTAGTAATGAATAATGTGGGTTCGCAATTAGTTTTTGTTTCCCACATATGAGTTTCGATATTGTATCGTTCCGGAATGGCAAGATTACACGCGTCGCCTACTGCTAAACGAGTTTTACCATTTCCACTTAAACTACTCCGAATATAATATTTACCTTTTCTTGCTCCTCTTGTTACCGCGTACAGAGCATTGCCTTGTAATGCGTTACCAATATCAGGAGCTAATTGAAGCGATTCTTTTAACTCTTGTAATCCATCTGCCGCGGATATTGCATCTTTACTTGCCGCGGTTTGATATTTATTTTCTATATTTAATAAACTACCTTTAAAGAAGTCGAAAATATCCTGTACTGACATTTCCTCAAATCTTTGCTGTATCTCATGGTAGTTTTTTAATGTTATATCTTCTGTATATACTTGCGATACATCAAAACCTTTTCTTTTCAATGCGCGCAAAGCACTAAATTTCTTTACGATACCATAATAATAATCAAAATTCTCTAAATCATGAATTTCAACACAATCTTGGAGATAATCAATTCCATGATTTTCTTCAAAGTTGGCTTTAATTTCTTTATTTACATTAAGTGCGTTGTCAATGTCTATAACATCAATCTTTTTCGCACCATTTTGATTCATATTATAGATAACTGTAAATATATTTTTGGTAAACTTATCTACAAAATCATCTTTTTCGAGGTGATACTTGTCTATTGTTCGTAAGATACGAGGATCTTCCATCAAGCAACCAAAAACGTGCATCACGGCATTTGGATCGACCAAATTTGCCATATAAAGTACCTTCCTCACTCAAAATCTAAAGTTTCTATTTTCTTTTCTCTCTTTTGAATTTTTTGCACTTTTGTTGATTGCATATCATCAATAGCAGTAATATCCGCCCTCTGCTTATCTAGATAGGCTTGATATTCCTGTGCCTCTTTATAAATGTAAGGCACAATTCCTATTCCCTTATTTGCTTCTGTTATTGGATTGCCTTTAACTACAAACCAATATCTTACTGCATTGATAACTCCTCTTATTGTATACCCTTGTTTTAAATAATTTTTTAACTGACTATCTACTTTTCTATAATCATAATTTCCGTAATCGTGGAATACCTCTGTAATTACATTCCAAAAATCATCTGTATCAATTTGGTCATTTGTTCTATTCTCAAAACATTTTCTGTGTGCATAGCGGCGATTCTTAACTTGTACATAGTCTTCTTTTGACCTGTCAAAAGTTTCTCCGCAATAATAACATTTCAACAATTGCTGCATGTATTACCACTTTCTCCCGAAGGCTTTACTAATATTATTATACCACACTTTTTTGAAAATGTCAAGAAAAGGCGGGCATAGGCCCGCCTTTGTATAGGTTCTTATTTTAAAGAGATGCTAAAAGGTCTTTCAAATCGAGAATTGCAAGCTCTAGCATACCTTGCTGACTCTTTTTGGTAGACGAAAGTTTAACTCTGCTTCCAAACTGGTCTTCAATAATCTGATTCATTTTTTCAAATGTTTCATCAGAGTCATCTTTATCAAGGATTTTAGTCCACAGGTCTTTTGCTTCATCCATCGCCTCTTCAAAAGAGCGAGTTTTAGGAGTATTGTCTAAATCTACCCTTTCATCAACAATAAGACCACCTGCCGCATCGCCTTCCTGCTCAATGGCACTTGCCAAAGCTTCAACAAAGGCGTCATAATCAAGCGGCACTCTATCAGGCATGTATTTAAATCTACTGCCCGCAACCATTTTAGGTGTAGAACGGAGCTGTAAGAAGCGTTCTCCGCTTTCTTCATCCGTGTCAATGCACGCGATAACGTCCACCATGCCATTTAGGATGCGATAAGGACGTTTATCAAGCATGGGCGCAATGTAAGTCTGTGTGTCGTCATTACTTCCAAAAGGAACTTTCTCTTCTGCGTGAGCAAGAAAGACAAGGCCGTAGCCCAGCATGGAGATTTCTCTCCACATTTTCTCAAACTCTTTCGCGCACGCCTTTGTTCCTTTGCCCCAGGCAAGGTCGGTCAAGTCTTTTATATCGTTCTGTTGGCAAATATACTCTGCGCATCTATCCCAGGCAATAGAAGAAGTATCTATAATAACATTATCAAATTTTTCTTGGACTTCTTTCTTCTTCAATTCGCGGAAAGCTTCCTTCATGGTAGTCCAGTTAGGAATATCCAAAGCCATAATACCTGGCAAGGCATTATAACCTTTTTCAAAAGCGAGAAGAAGGGACTTAGGCCAACGTGTGGCAAGGCTAGTCTTCCCAGATTTGGGAAGACCATAAATCAATACAAACTTACCCTTTAAATCCCTACTGATTTTAGTAGGTTCAAGATTCATAAGATTAACCATATCTTACTCCTCCTTTAAAAACCACGATTTGTGACTTTCTTTTCAGGTGTGGGTGCGGCTGCGGCTGCGGCATTTGCCTTTGCGGACATTGCGGCCATAGCTCTATTAATCTCTTCTGCGGGATAAGCCGTTTCAAAATCATAAGGTGAGCTGGAACCAGAAGTAATTACATACTCTTTACGGGTGTTCTTGTACTCTCTAACTGGAGCTTCACCAAAAACATCCTCATTTGATGCTCTACGTACAATTTCCACTGTGGAACGTGCTTTACCATAAATTCTAACGGTATCACCAACATTCCAATTATCCCTAATGTGTGCGACAGCCTTGGCATCCTCAACTACAAACGGTACTACATCAATACGATCATTAAAACCAACGATAGCACCATTAAGGATAAGTCTACCAGTCGGAATTCCTTCTCTATCTGTTTCGTCTTTCATATTTGTGATATAAATTTCAGTTTCAAAAGACGCATCAGGAGTATAATCCCCATTAATCTTATTGAAGAAACTCGCCTGCATCGGATAATATGTTACATTCCTACCATCCGTGGTTGTGAAGGAATTTGATGTAATTCTACCGCCACCAATACGATAAGCATCTGCCGTAGACGCAGAACCACTCGCCGCGACAGAAATACCATTCTCCATCAAATCTTTCGCAGACTTATATGCGGGGTTATCTCCGCCTTTTGATGTTTTCTTATAAGCAAAAACTGTTACTTCCAGTTCCTCATGCTCTTCTTTTCCACCAAAAGTCTGATCGACCAAGAAAAACACCTTACCACTGATATAATCTCTACCATTGCGGTCCTGTCTCTCCTGGAGGTCAATCTCATTAAGAATTCCTGCTACATTTAATACATTTGTTGCCTGTTTCATATAATTTTTCTCCATTTTTATTTCAGTTTTTCACTTTATAATATTATTATACCACAGTTTTTCTCTTTTGTCAAGAAAAAGAGGCATATACATGCCTCTTTCCACTTGATAGGTTAAATTAAATTATTCAGCCTGCTCTGCATCCGGGTCAAACGCCAGGCCAGCATCGGTGAGAGAGATGTACTTAACAGTAGCGGGCTTGCCCTCTGCATCTGTAATCTGCTCTTCTGTACGAACAGCATAGCCTTTCTTCACGAGGCCATTGACAGAACCAGTAACAACATTGATCTTAACATCGAGTGCATCTGCGATGTCGTGTCCTGTAACCTTCAGGCCAGCGTTCTCTTTCAGAAAATTAAAAACTTTGCGACTTCCATCAGTCATGGTAACATTCTCCTATACTCTAATTAATTTTGTAAAAGCTTTTTCGCTTTTCATTGTAATATTATTATACCAGAAGCAGAGAGTTTTGTCAAATTTCTTACTCATACTTTTTCCTTGAAATTTTTTCTCTCTTTTTCTTTTCTATAAATATTATAGCATAATATTCTGCTAAAGTCAACTATTCTCACTCAAAATTTTTCGCAAGAGTGGTAATAATTTGGGTTGCTTGTTTTAGTTGATCAAGTTTAACCTGCATAACGCCTGCACGATGTTTAAGTACCAAGCCAATCTCTTCAACTTGCAAGTCAGTAAGTTCGGTTTTATCAATAAGCGCACGCCGCAGTGCTTCATGGTCGGCCGCGAGTGTTTCAAACATTTTGCGAGTTTCTTCAGGCGCTTCGTCTGTTTTTAAAGACTCTAAATAATCGTATTCTTCGTCAAGAGTGACATTAAAACAGTCTTTAATAGCCTCGCGATTATCATCAATCA